GTCGGGGACAGCGTATACGACAAGTTTCCCGCAGAATCGGTGGAAGCAACAGTATCACTGGAACTCACACCCGCATACACAGCCATCTTGTTCAGTTTGTAGATGCCGGTGTTTGTGATGTCTTTCCACACATTGAAAGTATCACCCAACAACACCTCTGGTATTGCATATGTGTTTGAGTCTGGTCCTGTGTTTGCTGCCATATGTTACTTGCTCTCTTTTATGGACTCCAAAAATGACCGCAATTCTTGAACTGCCGTTTTAAGAGTATGTATCTCGTTTCTCAAAACCTGTATTTCGCTCTCAATTCTGCTTTTTTCAGAAAATTTGCTAATGGCGCTCTGATCTCTCAGGATCAATGCACCCGTAATAGCGTCCCGTATATACCTCATGCTCGGATGTAACTCACTGTTCTGATGTTTCTTGCCGCAGGAATCTGGTAGTATGTGGCAGTAGTGGAGGGAGACTCCATCTCAACCGCGATCTGATACGCAGTAAACCGTCTGATTGTGTTTTCTGTTGCACCTACAAACTCAACCTCACGGAAGTCTATTTCGGAAGAACTGGTAAACTGCGGGGTGATTCGCTCCATCTGCTTCCATGTCTTTGTAAAGATGTCGGTTTCGCCCGTCAAGAGTGCGCGGAAATACACACGAATCACCCCGTCAGCATGAACAGGAATATTTGCATCAACAAAAACCGAAACTCCATTAGAAGCCAATTCCGATGGCAATTCAACAACTCTGCTCACATATCGTGAAGTAGCGGTCTGTGGAACCGATGAATTCGTTTTTACTGCGGCAACAAGCAGAGAACCACCATCTACCACAGGAGATACCGATGTATCGCTGCCACGATCCATCTGATAAACCATGTCTACATCAGAACCAAGAAGAGAATTAAAATACAGAGTTTCGTTGTTCAGGAACGAATACGATCCAATGCTTCGGGTCAAAGACGAAGAATCAGGAACGATTTCTGATGCGTAAACCTTCAATATCTGTGCATCACCAACCACAGGAACACCACTCCACCGAACAGTTCCGTTTGACACAAACTCGCAACGATTAATCTCAAACATAAGATCGGTGCTGTTTATTTCTGCCGCAGGACCAATTCCTTGTGGTGCGTATAGACTCCCTACACGCTGATTGTTTCCTGCCCTTCCACCGGTAGCGTCTGCGTTCTGTGTGCTGTTGAATCCAGTCTGTGCAGCAAACAATCGGTAATCATCGCTGTTTGCAAGCACACAAAGTGCGTATTCTCCAGGCTCAAGGTATACAGGACTGCTGAACGAGAACTTGGTTTCTGTTGGGACGCTTGCGCTTGCCGTTATTCCTGATGCAGGAAAAACTACGGTGCTGAAAGGAACAACTACCGATGGCGATGGATATCCAGAAATTGTTGGGCGAATCTGAACTGCCACTGGCAGAGCAGTGTCCTTTTGTGCAAAATACAGAGAAACGCTGCTCAAGAATACTCCACTCGGATTGGTCTTCTTGTCAACAAAGAAGGTCTGTGACAGAGGATCACTCCAGTGTGTGCTTTCAACAGAGTCAATATCCCGATTGAACGGATCTTTTGAAACTGCTTCGCTTGCTGGCAACTGTCTGCGTAGAACCGGAGGACGAGTGGCATACACTCCCGAATCCCTCTGCTCAAGCAGACCAGTGCAGCGATACACTGCTTCCGCTGCCATAGTTGCGTTTTCGGTTATCTCTGAATCCGAAACACGAACAACACGATCTCCTGCAAGGAAAGTTTCTGTTGGAATGGTAAATTCCACTGTGCAAGAACCAGAAGAATCTGTTTCAAATCCTGAAACCAAAACCTGTCCGTCAAACATGAGGCGAAGATTCTCGGCATTTGGCTTCAATCCGTGAACCACGGCAGTTACGGTGTTTGATGGAATGTAAGGAACGACACTACGATCAACCACACGAGAACCAATAGATTTCTTGATTCTGTTCTTCAACTGCCGCACACGAATGTAGTTGCTAGTCTTTTCGTTCACAGCCTCAATGGTTCTTGAAATGCCAACTGTATTGCTTCCAGAATTGACCGAAGGAACCGATGACCGAGAAATGGTTCTCGGGAGTTGAACAATTTTCTTCTGTATATCGTCTTGCTCTTCTTGAACTTGCTCTATTCCAGTCCATACACTTTCCCAATCATTCCACTGCGTTCCAAATCCGCGAGCATCATTTGCATTGCACGACACCCAGTTATCGTTTTCCATCAGGGCATTAGTCTTTACTACAGGACGATAAGACTGATCGTAGAACGAATCAATTTCGGGGGTCAACTTCATGTATCCAAGCCAGTTTACCGTATTTGACGGATTTATCTGAACACTGGTGGTGTATTGTTTGTTAGAAACATATGGGGTTTCGGAATAGTCTAGAGTAATAATACCGTCTTCTGACTGAACAGAATCAACCAATATGGGAGAAGGTGGATTTACCCGAGATGTGGTGAAGAAAGGACGCAACTCTCCGCGCTCATAGTCAACGGAGCAAGAATAAGAAGAGTCTACGACATCTGCCACAGAGTGACCATAAAATTCATCAACAAATATGGATGTTTTAAGTGGTTCTGTTTGTTCTACTGAAGTCTTCAGGGAACGAGACTCAAGTTCAGACTCAGAAAGAGACAGTTTGGCAAAAACTTCAACTTCGTCTACCCGCTTTTCCATCTTACCAATGTCTGCCATCGTGTATCGCTTGCTGTCTACAGGAGTTATAACAACACTCCGCTCATCGTGGGTATATGATGGAACAGTAATAGTTGCAATCACCATCCCATCGGTTGGGTCTGGTGGAGCAACAGGTGCAAGAGATGGAGTTCCGCTTACCAAGAAGAAAAGTGCAGATCCGTCCTGTGGGTCTGATTTCACACATAACTTGTCTATTCTGGGCAGATAGTGCCGATACGAAACATCGGTGTCTCCCAGTATTCCAAACTCAGATCGTCCGTAAGGCTTCATCATCTGTGTGGTTGCTGTTAGTCCGCTTCGTCGGAAATCCAAGCAATTTGCCAGAGATACAGCCTTTCCTGTCTTTGGATTCACATACAGTGGAATGTTCTCGTAGTTTACTCCAACATACGATGCTGCTCCCACGAATGGAGCAGAAGCAAGTCCACCGTGAACAAAATATTGAAGGGACACATTCAATGAAACCGCAGATTCTGCAAAACTGTAACGAGCCTCTGTGGTTTTGTCTGGCTTGATATACAGTCTGGCATTTTGGTAATGTGTTTCTCTCTGTCCATCATCCAACTCAAAATCCGATGTGACATCAACTGAAACGGCAGGTGTTCCAGTAGTGTATGAAACCAAACCAACTCCATATACATCCATGTAGGGAAGTTCAAAGTATTTTCTTCCGTTTTCATCCACAGAGAAATTTGCCGAGGAAGAAACAACCGCAACAGCAGTTGCTGGTGTTTTTGTGCGGAGTGTGGTTGGATCTGTTGTGGTAGGAGAATACAGAATCGGAACACAGGCTCGGACTGCACCAGAAACAGCAAATCCGGTTGGAGGTGAGGTCACCGTCAAACTTACAGTCTGATTGTTGTTTACCAGTGTTCCGGAAGAAGGAGAGTATGCAGCGCCGTCAGTGCTGCGTATAAACGATATATCTCGCGTTTCTACAGAGTTAACATAACCCTGCGTTCCATATGGTAAAAACGAAAATACACTGGCGTTTGCTGTTGATATCGTATCAGAAAAGTTTGACTTCGTAAAAGAGAATGTGCTGCTGTTTCCACTGCTGCTTACGCTTACCGCAGTGTTGCTTGTTATCTTTGCGGGAACAACAAGGCTGTCAACGCTTGACACAGCATATCCAGGTGTCAATTCGTAAACAAGAGAACTGTTTTCGCTAGAAATTGGAGTTATAGCAGACTGAGAATTGAAATAGCCAATGGTAAATCCGGTTCCGTGCTGATACAGATACCCAAATCCAGGAACAGTATTTGCAGGGATAGAGCCAGACAGCCCGTAGATATACAACCGATACTGCATCCCTGTTAGTCCAGTGGGATGTGGAACTATACCGTGAACATACCCTTCGGCAATGACTCCACCAACATCAGCATTGAAAACAACTCTGGATGAGCCCGAAGAAGTAGTTGACAAGAAGTTTGCAAATGTCTGCCCTATTCCTGCAAGAGAGCCAGGACCGGTGGTCTGCACATCCACTTCCACATAGTTTCCAACGGTATACGGGAATCGCAGATTTGTTTCCGTTTGTGTTGTTCTTGCCTTTGGTAGAGAAACCTGAGCAGGATACTCGTTTTCTACCTCATAACCAAACACATATGCTTTTCCTTTACCAGCAGAAAGAAAAAGAGATCCATCAGAAGACTGTTTGGTCACAATATCAAACGGGTTAACACTATACGATCCAGACTCGTCGTATGTTCTGCGAGCAAGTGCTTTTTGAATCTCTCCATACGAAATACGATCAATCTTCTTTGTGATCTTTCCAGACTCAAAGCGAAGAAGTTCCACAAAATCAACAGGATCGGAATTCAGATCATTCTGTGACAGAACAAGTGAAATCTTGTAGCGATCCGCACCAGGAGCATTGTAATTATACGAACCAATGGAGGGATCTCTTAGTGTGGAGTCTTCACTGTCGGTTATAGCGTCCCGTGTTATGGAAAAACCAATCTTCTTTGACAGGTCGGCAAATCCCGAAAAAGACAGATCGCGGTATCCACCCACAACTCTATAAGGAGCAAACACGGAAGACCGAACTCCGACAAAGAATCCGTCAACATAGAAAACACCATCACCAACAGAAACCAACTTGCAAGAACCCTCAACCGGATACGATACATCAGAACGAACCGTGATTCCTGTTATTGTGTCTGTATCTTCTTTTTCAAAAACTAGTTGGCTTCCAGCAAGAGATGAGCCGGACACAAAATCAACAACAACAACAAGGTTTCCGTCTGTATTGTCTGGAGGAATCACGCTGACAATTTTTGCGACTGAATTGATTGATGTATTACTCAAAACTCCGCCCACAAGGAACGAATAATCGTCCAAGCCGCGAAGAGGAGATCCCTCTGCTACAGAAAGCATCGCATAGGAAGAATTCCGAACAGATATACCGCCACCAACAATACGCGATCCGTCCTTGAACAGATGATCGCCTATTTTTGAAAATTGATTCTGTAGAATGGTCTGGAGTTGGGTCAGTTCCCGTGCCTGAACCGCATATCCAGGCTTGAACAGGACTCGCAAAAATCCCTTATCGCCGTCAAAATCATCGTAGTATGGATTGATATTGAAGATGCTAGGATCGTATGCCATATGTCCCTCTTAGAAGCCCAGTCTGAGCCTAAATTCTTCCTTCTGACCCGAAATTCGTGTAATGGGGCGCACATTGTCTATGTATAAGATTTCTCCTGAAGTTGGATCAATCTCTGGAGTGTGATACTGTGCAACCACGAATGCCCCCAAGCCGGTTCCTGTTAGTCCGTGCTGTGCCACGCTTAGGAACTTTCCAGTGATTCCTGTAAGATACAGACGACCATACGATGGATTAACAAAATCCCATTCGTAAACGGTTCCTGCTGCATAGTTAAATCCGGGAGCAGTAGACCCTTGTGTTACAGTGTCTCCGTTGGAGAATGAGGTTTGGGTCAAAGAAGAAGAAGTCAAGTCAACCGCACCGGTTACGCCAGAAACACTGGTACTAACCTCAAGCAGGTGCAATCCTCTGAAAGACGGGATGGAATCAGTGTCATAATACGGTTGACCCACAGAAACAACTTTATACAGTCGGGTGATCCCATCCCGAGAAACAGCATACGACTGCTCGTCGTTGTTTACAAATATTCGGATGAATTCTCCGTAACGAGGAGCAACAGTATTGATTGAAGCGGTGATTCCAGAAATTGCACCCACTACAAACGCATCGGTATTTGCTACAAAATTTCCACCACCCTCTACACGAACTAAACAACGATCAGCATACGATTCAACAATCCGTCCCTCTATGGTCAAATCGTATCCATACACGGCTCCACTCTGAAATACAGTTCCACTAGGAACAGTCTGATACACCAACTCACCAACCCTAAACAAAGAATTAGCAGGAGGAGCACCGTTTGGAGAATAGGTCAACACATAATCATTCAGTCTATCCAAACGAGTTACAAATTTGCCAGAACTATTGACGGTTTTCAATTTTACCGACGATCCATCTATGAACTGAACAGCACTTTGACTAACCACCTTTCCAGAACTCTTGCTATCATCCCCAACAACAAACACATCTCCATCTTGAACGAAGTCAGAATTCAAGTATGTGGTCACGGGAGTCAAAAACAAGTCTCTATAGTATGTGTTCTGCGACCCTGCAATCTCGCTCTTATTTGAAGACAGAACAGGATTTTTTATGATACCAAACTGTCTGTAAGACCCTCCACCACGAATGAATTCCGAATCAGAATCACTTACCTGAACCACAATAATCACATCTTTCACGCTCAACTCTTTGAGAATGTTGCTTCCATGTCCACCCTTGGGAGACAGGACAACTCTGAATGTGGGATGGACACTGCTTGCTGTTTTTGCACTGTTTACAGATGCTGTTGCATACGAATAGTTTATTCCGGCTCCCGCAACAACCACCGAAGAAATGGTCTTGGAAGAACTCATAACAGGAAATGCGTATCCTCCCGATCCATTCCCCAAAATCTGAACAAACGGAAGGATCTCGGCAAGAACGACATTTGCAGCGTTTCCTGAAACAGGAGGGGTGAAACTAAAATCCATCTCGTCGTTTTCAACATCAAACACAATAGAATTTCCAGACACAGTTCCATTGACAATTACTCCGTAATTGTTTATTTCTGATGCGCTGAATGTAGTTACATTGCTGCTGATAATACGCAGAACATATCCAACATAATTAGATGGGGTGCTACCAATCCGTTCGCGTGAGGCAGAATCGGTGATTGTGACTCGCTTTCTGGTAGGTGACAATTCCGTGATTGTTGCCAGTCTGACGGCTGATAGTCCCGAAATAGAATACGGATACACACCAGCAGAAACTCCACTTGCGCCCACACCAGACATCACCACACGATCAATGGTACCAGACACAGAGGTAATCTGTGTGTTGTATTGGTTTGATACTTCGGTGTCTTCTGTGTTGTAAGCGTAGTCTATGGGAACATAATCCGACAGTTCATAAGGAAGGTCGCTCTCACGAACGGTTGCAAGATATTTCCAAACATAACCATCTGACAGTGCAAATGGCTGAGAAAACACTTCCGTTGGTTTTTGAGTAGAAACACCGCCTCCATTATTTTCCAAGCACTTGTATACCTTGTATTCATCTGTAATGACATACAATGGATTAGCAAGTGAATCAGAAAAAAGTTCAACAGAATCGTCGTATTGTGTATAAACACTGCCGCTCTCCCATTCGTAGCGTGGTAGAGCAAAAAACACATTTTCCGGAGTGATTTTCTTATATCCAATCACTCGGTTCATTACACTGTATTCAGAACCAACAGTATCAGTATATGCTGGTGGGGAATTTTCGTTGGACCACGGAAGAGGGTTGGCAATGAAGAAAAAATACTGATTTTCGTTTCTCTCCAATTCGGTGAGAAAACTTTCAGCATAAGAACGCTTTAGTGATGCCTTGATGTAGGTTGCCATTGAGTTCTCCGTTATATTCCGTATGCAGTATATGTATCGCTACCAAGAGTGGTTCCGTCTGGCAACGGACTGCCACTAGAACGATACACCAATTGGGGAAGCGAGAAAAAGTTCTCAAGCGAAATGCCACCAAAGTCAACTCCCTCGGGAATAGCAGTTATTCCCTGTGTGTTGGGGTGGTGTTCAATCTGCCAGTATGTAACACCTGAGTAGTATGTGCCGGTGTGTGCAGCCTTGAACTCATCAGGCAGAATCCTATCCGCACGATACTTTCTAGCCAAATACCCATACATCTGTTGCCGCTCTGTTTCTGACAATTTTCGGTCAAAGACTATGACTTCGTGGATTACCCCGCCGAAAGAATACGATGGGGTGTTTGCTAATACAGAATTGATCCATGCCTGTGAACCTGGAGTCCCGCTGCCAGTGGCACCCGCGCTGATGTGACAGCCGATTCTGCCAATGAGAATGTCCGAAGCATTGTATTGCTCTTCGCTTGCTGCGTATCCTGTCTCTCGCTGTGGTAGGAATAGTTCTTCGTCTGCCATATGGTTCCTTTATATTCCGAACCGTGCGCGGCTTGAGTTGTAGTTTTGCAATATTTCTTGTTGTGAAAGCGTGCGAGAATACACACGAACAGCGGATATTCCACCGTTGTAGTGGTAATCCCAATATGAACCTTCTGCACCAAATGCATACCAATTAGTGCCACCACCATAACCATGACTTCCTAGAGCAAAAATTCCACTTCCACTTCCAATGATATGTTTGCCAGGATATATCTGCTGTCCAACTTGTTTTCCATTCGTGTATATGGTAACTGTTGTCTGATCTGATGCAGACGAATAACTGAATGTAGTAACTGCATAGACATATTTTGTAGGAACAACGAAATCCGAAGCCTGTGCTATGACTCTTTGTATGTTTTGTGTATTGAAACTGTTAAAATGATTTCCTGCATCACCGTATACAAAGTATGGCAATCCTTTACTAGCCCACATACCAAAACCATAATAACTAGTTACATTTTGCACAATAGGAATTGGCTTCACCCATGCTTCCCATGTGCTATTTCCAGTTTCGTCTGAAGAACCAACACTCAAAGTTGGTATTGTACGAATGCTTGTGGTTCGCTTTTTGTCAAACACCACCACCCCACCATCACCACTACTGTATAGAGGCTGCGACAGGGCGTACATATTCTGACCCTTGCCGCTGATGTCATAGATGGTGTTTGGTGTGTTTGCCAGTAGTTCAGCAATTGTAGGCTCGGTTCCGTCTACGAGATCAATTCGGGGAAGCATGAACCGTGCCTCTGTTCCAAGAACATTGCTTCCATACAGACCAATACGCAGAGCAGAACTAGTAGCATCGGATCTCCATATGTAATCGCTGTAGTTGTCTCCCGCGCCAGAACCAGTTACTAAAGGAGCATATGT